GTGTTCATTCTACTACTACCAACCATTAAGCCTAACTGATAACAACCTTTATAATAGGTATTGGAGACGAACCATGGGGCAGATTAATAGCGGTAAGATGTTGACTGCATTCTTTAATCTCAAGGACACTGACATCCAAGCTATGAAGCTCAATGACAAGATACGCATTGACAATTCATGGTGGAACATTAACAAGGTCATTGACTACGATGCCAATGCTAACAAGCTTACACAGGTAGAACTAATCTCAGTAGATAGTGAGGTGAACTTCATGCCATTCATCAACCCATTTGGAACACCAGGTGTAGGACTTCCTAACATCTCAGGGATACAGCAGGTAGCTAACAGCACTATTGTTAAGACCAAGAGCATGAACAGCAACGTGCTCACAGGTGGTGGTGTAATTGGTGAAGTAGTGAACAGGGGTAACGTGGTACCTGGAGGGCTTAGAGTCATGGTAGCTACCGAGGGTTACTCCGTTGAGGATGATGGTATAGTAACGGACAATCTTGTGGTAAGAGGTAGGATGAACGGAATACCTGTTGACCCTGCATACTATAAGTACACTGCATTGCTTGACCAAACAGGAACCAATGACCCTGTAGCCTATGTCAAAGAGGGTAGCTTTGGAGATATCCTATGGGTAAGGAACGGCATAGGTCAGTATGAGGGCTTCATCCAAAATTGGGAAATAGGAACAATCCTAGATACTGAGATTACAGTCATGATTAACAATGTATATTTTGATTGTGTTATCAGTGCTCAATACATACCTGGTAACAATAGCATATACATTAACACATCGCAGATAGGGGTAGGATATGTAGATGACTACCTTGGAATGAACACATTAGAAATAAGATATTACAAGCCATAATGAACGAAGTAGAAATACCATTAAAGCTCGGTGGCTTAGGTGCCATCAAAGCAGAGCTCAGAGAATTAAAGGGTGCCATTGCTAATGCTACTGACCCTGCAGATATTGCCAGGTTAGCACAGCGAGCAGGTGAGTTAAAAGACCAATTGGCAGATGCTAATGATGCAGTGAATACCTTTGCAACAGGGTCTAAGTTTGAGCAGGTAGGTAACTCACTAGGTGGTATCAAGGATAGCTTGATGTCATTAGACTTTGAAGAGGCTAGTCAAAAGGCTAAGGTGTTTGCTACTCAGTTAGCTTCATTGAAACCTGAGGAGATGAAAAAGTCTTTTGCTGATTTCAAGAGTACACTCAAAAGTTTAGGTGAGGGCTTTTCATCATTAGGTAAGACCTTGATGGCTAATCCTATGTTCTTGATTGCTGCAGTCATTGCAGGTATAGTAGCTATAGTGGTAGTCTTAATGCAAAAGCTAGGATATCTTGAGCCAATCATTGAGGGCATAGGTCAAGCATTCGATGCTGTTATTGAAGTCATTAAGCAATTCGGTGAGAGCCTAGGTATAGCAGCAGCAGAAAGTGAGCAATACCAAAAAATGCAGGAGGCCAATGCCGAAGCTAACAAAGCAATGGAGGACTCAGCTGTTGGAGTGATCACTACAGTGAACGAAGTAGGCACTGCATTCGACCTAGCTAAAGAGGGAGTAATATCTAAAGAGGAGGCACTTGCTACCTACAATGAAAAGCTAGGTGATACATTTGGTGCAGCAAGTACACTACAGGAGGCTGAAAGATTATATGTTGCTAAAACTGAGGCATACATTGAGGCTACTATGGCAAGGGCAAGAGCTGAGGTGTTTGCTAAGAAAGCAGCCGAGGCAGATGCTGCAGCAATCATTGCCAAGACTAAGGACCAGACTACAGCCATAGATAAGACTAGAGATAACATTAAAAAGAACAAAACTTTAATCAATGCCATTCCTATCTTTGGTGCAGTCATAACTGCTACCAATGATTTAGTGTCAGGTAGTGAGGAGACACTTGCACAAAAACAAAAGAAACGTGTTAAAGAAAAAGAAAAGAGTCTCAAGAAAGAGGCTGATATGTATAATGAAGAGGCAAAAAAATCCCTTGAAATTGCTATAAAGAAAGAAAAGGATAACGAGATAACTAACAAGTCTGAACAAAAAAAGACAGCTACTCATAAAAGCAATAGCGAGTCTAGAATAAAAGAGGCAGAGAGAGAGGCAAAGAGATTGTATGATATAGCTGTTAAGGCTAATGAGGAACGGATAAAAAGAGAGGACGCACAGTTTGACCTCATGAATAAGCTAACCCTATCCCAGCAAGAGCAAGAAAAGATGGCACTCATGCAGGACTATGATAAAAAGTTTGAACTTGCTAATGGGAATGCTGAGCTTGAAAAGCTACTCACTGAACAGCAAAAGAAAGACCTTGCAGATATCAATAAGAAATATGCAGATGAGGCTGAAAAGAAAAGAGTAGAAGAGGCAGAAAAAATAAAAGCGGAGGAGGAGAAAAAAGCAGCAGCTAGAAAGCAAGCCCAGGATCTAATCTTTAACCTCAATGCTACCCAACAGGAGAAAGATATCAGAGCACTGGAGGAGAAGTATGCAGAGGAGCAAAAGATACTAGGTGATAACGCAGCTGCACAGCTACAACTCACTAAGAAATTTGAAGAGGATAAGAAAGAGGTTGAGAAAAAATATGCTCTTGAGAAAATTGAGAACGCTAGAAAAGAAAGAGATGCTAAGATACAACTAGCTGCAGATATATCTAATGGTATTAGTACTGTAGGTCAAGCGTTCATCAAGGACCAAAAGAAACTAGAGAAGTTTAATAAGGCTAATGCATTGATACAGATTGGTATTGATACAGCCAAGGCTATCTCATCCCTAGTTGCTGCATCTCAATCTAACCCTTTGAATGGTGTTACCTTTGGTGCTGCAGGTATTGCTCAGTTCGCTTCAGGTATTATTCAAATTGCTACCAATGTTGCCAAGGCTAAGCAGATACTAACCTCTAATGGTAGCGGTAGTGTGTCAGGTGGTGGTGGAGGCACAAGCTCAGAGGCTTCAGGTGGTGGTGCTAATGTAGCACAGCAAGTACCTCAAGCGGCACAGCTATTTGGATCAGCTAACACAGGCAATGTGATAAGTGCAGGAGGTGGTAGTGCAGCAAGTACCAACATGACTGTCACAGCTGTAGTATCTGAGACACAAATCACCAACGTACAGAATAAGATAACCAAGATTAATAAAAACGCTGAACTATAATGAACTCACTACAAGCAATCATAAATCACATTGAGCTGTTCTACACTAACCACCTCCAGGTTAAAAAGGTAGGCAGTGATTTCAAGGAACAGCTATTTAACTTCGCTACTAAGGATGAGAAATATCCTATTGTGTTTGTGGTACCGGTAAGCGTAACACCTACAGAGAACACCTCGGAGTTTAACTTTGACATCTACTGCTTTGACATCATCCAAAAGGATAGAGCTAACATCATAACAATCCTAAGTGATACACAGCAGATACTCAATGACCTTTATGTTTACTACATGGATGGTACTGACTATAGCTTTGATGTGATTGGTATACCTAGCTTCCAACCTTTGAACAATGATCTACTTGACTACGCTGCAGGCTATGTCATGAACATAACTTTAACGGTTAATGATTGGACTGATTGTGCAGTTCCTTTGTCAGGTAACTAAACATTTTTAAGGCTTAGAATAATATAGGTATGAGTACACCTGATTGGTGGGGTAATTGGAGACCAAGCCTACCTGCACACACTGGAGATTTACAACCTACTGACTTAATAGAATGCACCTCTATTGTGAGTGGTGTTCCTGTTAACACAGCAATCACAGGGCAGCAGATAATAGATGCAGCTCAAGGGGGTGGTGGTAGTACTTCATGGGGTAACATTGGTGGTACCTTATCTAATCAAACAGACCTACAGACTGCATTGAATGATAAGCAGGCTACACTTGTTAGTGGTACTAACATCAAGACTGTTAATGGTAACTCATTGGTGGGTAGTGGTAATTTGACTATAAGTTCTAACCCTAGAACATTAGCGAGTTTAATAGGTTCAAATTTAATTGGCACAGCAAATCAAATAAGTACATCATATAAAATAGCAGGTGGTACATTGGTTGCTAACAATTCGATTTTTATTAATGATCTACTGACAAAAACTGCAGGCTCAACAACTTCAACAGGTAGAATTTACATAAACACGTCTAATAGTTTAACGGGTGCTACACTAATAGCTACAGTAGGTGCCATGACATCCACTACTTACATTCAAAGAGTATTTAGAACATACTATTTTAACGGCACACATCTTTTGGTTTATAACCCAACAAGTCAATTAAGCACAGATGTAACGGCTGGCACAATTACACTTGTACCATTTAACCCTGCAAATGATTATTATTTAATTTTTGCCGTTCAAAATTCAAATACAACACCTGATAACTTAGGGCATACAAGAGTAATTATACAGCTATATGATTAATACATTTACATATAACGAAATAGAATATACAATAACAGGCCCCATTGAGCAGGTCAGTGATACTCAGCTGCATGTAGAAACTGATAAGGGTGTCATTCTAATTGATGATACAATGGATATATATAAAGAATTAATCAATGGCTAGATACGCAAACACAGGGGAGTTCAATGTGCTATATCCTACACGTAGGAAAATGGCTAACATCTTAAAGAGAATAGTTGACAGTAAACTAGGTGAGTATAGTGAGGGTACGTTGGTAGATAGTATCCGTATCAATGCCAAGGTAACAGGCTTCCAAAAGTTGGAGATACAAATAGTGGCCATGTATTACTTTATATTCCTAAACAATGGTGCGTATTTAGTGAATGGTGGAGTGATCACCCCTCGTGACTTCGTGGCACAATTTACTGAGGAGCTAAACGCTGCAGGTATCACTGCAGAAATCTATAGACAGTACACTGAATGGTTAACTAAAAAGTACCCATTAGTACAGGCTGTTGAGGTACTTGAGAAACAGCAAAAAATTGTGTACACATTTGAAGCGGTTGACCCTCCTGCAGGGTTCACTCCAGGGTTCCCTCTAGATGTCTAACTCTTTTTTCATAGACAAGATATTAAACACATAGATGAGTGGTAGGGCTCCAACCTTATCACTCTTGGTTATATCGCCTTTGGTTAGATTGTAGATGGTTTGTTCCCATGACCACTTTGTTTGTGCTTGTTCTTTCTCAATTTCTTTTATCTCTTCAGGGTCCATCTCTTGACGTTCCTCATCGGATAGCTCTTCATCAAGTTCACCACTAAATAAGTTTTCATAGTTCTTAAGAAAGTTATCCCTATACTTAATGAACTCCTGCAGGATACCATACACATCAGTGATTGGTAGGTCAAGGAATTTCTCAGCTCTGATGGTGCAGTCAAAGTCATAGGGCTCCATGACTTGCTCACCCCATTCATTCACTCTAGTTTGCCGGTAGCAGATAGCACAAATGTTAGCTAGGTTATTAATGTAGTCATTGATAAAATAATAGTCAAGGTCAATGTACTCATACAGGGTAAGCTTGCTGAATGGTTTGAACTTCATCCCTAACAGCTCATGCTTATATTTTTTGGATGGTTCGGAGGCACACCAACTGTTCTCTTTTATTAGTTCAGTTAGTTCATCCACATCAAGGTCCTCAATAACCTCAATAGGTTCATTGGATAAAATAGAAAGAGCCTCACTATTGTAGTAGTAGGCTCCCTGGTCTTTTGCTATTCCATTAAATTCAATGAACTGCTCAAGCGTTACTTGGCTCCACTGCTTGGGTAGGTTGATCATGTTTAACTTGTTGGCTAATTTTCTCAGCAATAAAAATAAGATAAGGCACAGCTACATCTGCAGTTAACTTTCTAATCAGTTTAGCTTTGTGTTTGATGTGTGCCTCTGCATAGTGTTCTGCAGGTGTAAGGTCCTCACGCTTAAACATGATCGCTAACATCTCAGAGATATATCCTTTCTCTTTATGTAGTGCTACTTTCTCAATCATCTTAGTATCACGTACGGTCAACTTCATTTGTGCTCTGTAGGTGTAGCCCTCAAGCTCTAGCTCTTCAACTGTTGGGTGTTCTTTCTGCTCAAGCTTATTAAAGTCCTTGACTACATTAACAAAATCAGCAACATCATAATCCCAAAACTCAGACTCAGGTATCCCAAGGTAAGCGAACACTTTAAGGTGTTTATCAATGGGGTCCAGGTTAGGGTCATTGTTGATTTCGGTAATAGTTTCAAACTGCTCAATGGTTATCTCATCAAGTTGGTTGGGAATATCCCTGTTAAGTACATTTATCATCTTGTAATTTTTGAACAAATATACGTTTTTTTTAATATAGGTAGATGGCAAAAGACAATATCCCTACCTATCAGATTACCATTGACCCAGCATACGCTGAAAATGGTGAGGACCTTGGCATTGAGCAGATAGCTTTTACAGCTACTCCTGCAATCAAAGTTAAGGGTATGGCATTCAGTGCTCAAGCTAAGCCTTTATTCTTTTCGGATGAACTCAAGTACCGTATCACTGCACCTGCTTTGATACCTATGGAGATATACCGATTTGATGAGGACAGCAAAGAGGAGTACAATGTCAAGTTTAGCAAGGAAGAGATTGAGAAAATTCATGGCAAGTTCATGCAGCAGATGGTCAACCGAGACCTATTTAACCTGGAGCATGACCAATCTAAGACCGTTCCTGCCTATGTACTTGAGGCATGGATAGTAGATAACCCAAAAGAGGACAAAGCTTACTCATCATTTGGTATTGAAGTACCGGAGGGTACACTAATGGTAACAGCTCAGGTAACTGACAAGGAGTACTATGCTGAGCTTGTTAGTCAAGAGCAGATAGGTTTCAGTATTGAGGGGTATCTTGGCATGAAATTGAAAGAGCAAAAACAATCCCAAAATAATACACAAATGAATGAGTTAATGTTGCCGGATGGCGAGCACATCATCAACGAAAAAATCTACGTTGTAAAAGACGGTAAAGTAGTTGAAGTAAAAGATGTTGAAAAAGTAGAGGCTTCTGAGGAAGTAGCTCTAGAGGAAACTGTTATCGAAGAGGAAGTAACAGCGGAAGTTCCTGCAGAGGAGCAAACAATGGCAGTAGACCCTGTAGCTGATGCAGAGGCTATCCTTGCTATTGTTAAGCCTGCAATGGATGAGCAAATGAATGCTCTACTTGCTATGATTGCTGACCTTAAGAACCAACTTGAGGAGGCTCTATCTGTAGAAGTAGAGGAAGAGGTGATGAGTGAGGGTGTGACTTTAAGTGCACATCAAAGATTTTCTAGTGTAAACAAATTCATAAACAACAAATAAAATGCGTAAACTTAAATTCGATCTACAAGTAGATCCTACAGCTTTATTAGCTGCTAACCCAGAGGCATTCTATTCTAAGGCTTATTTGTCTGAGGATACTGCTGATAACTACCGAGCTTTGCCAGGTGTTAAGTACAAAACTAAATTAGCTAGTGTTACTTTTGGTAACATCTTACAAGCATCTTCTTGTGCATTTACTGCA